ACTTCTGCTCGCCAGATTCGACTTCGTGCGATCCTGACGTGTTGCACGAGAACCACCTGTCAGGACTCCACCCGCCTGCGCGTTCGGCGCCGGCGATGTGCCACCCTGATAACTGGGACGCATTTTTCCATGACCAATCATCGGAATACCTCCTTCCGTTCAATCCAGTTGGCCCCCGAGCCGGTTCGCGGCTCGGGGGCTTGTGCCTTCGCCATCCCGACCAGTGACTACTGGGTGAGAAGCATGACTCCTGCACTGGATTTCACGTCAGACGCCTTGGCTGCCCAGTTGGTATCCGTGGCAAGCTGAGGGTCTTGAGCAGCCGTCTTCGTCATCGCGCCGGTGTACGAGTAGCCCTTACAGCCAATCGTCTCCGTCCACTCCGACTGAGTACGCATCACGATGTTCCCCAGACCCGACACGCGGTCGAGCATGGTTCGCAGTTCCTCGGACTGGTCAATGCGACCAGCACCAATCGTCAGGAACAGCGTGCGGTACTTGTCAGGCGTGCCCGACACAACCAGGTCCGGCGAATCGGTGACGAGCATCGGACGACCGAGAGTCGCCGTAACACCCGTGTTGATTGCGAACGCCTGCGTCTCGAACGAGTTCGACACAATCGCGTCACCAACCAGATCGAACCACACCTTCGAGTGGCAGATGCCGAAGGTCAGACCATTCGCCCTGTCACCGAAGAGGCGGAAAGCCTCGTTGATGTTGTAATGCGTCAGCGTCGGCTGATCGGTCGCACCCGTACCAGCACCCGCCGAAACATCGAGAATCGTCGAGTCTACGCCGAAACCGAAGTTCGGGGTACCAGTCGCCTTGTTTCCCTGCGTCAGTGCTCCGGTAAGAGCCTTGATGATTCGGTTGACCCGAGACACCTGAACGGCAACAGCCGCCTGCTCGCCCACCACACGACCGAAGGTCGAGAGCGGAAGCCCGGTCTTGTAGAACGCATCCTCGGTCTTATCGACCTGAATACGCTTGTCCACTTTGACCGAACGAATGTCAGCCTGCACAAGATCCCTTGCTGTACCCGAAGTGATGTCCGTGGGGTCACGATCATCAACCAGATTTGCCGTCTCAAGAAAGAACGACTCATCCCGGAAATCACCTCGGTGCTGCTCATTGCCAAGCTGGAGAGCGCCGTTGCTCGCCTGGTTAAAGGCGTTCGCAAACTGCATCTCCACCTCAGCAAACGCACCGTTGAACTGAGCCTCATATACCCTGAAGCTGCTTACATCATTCGCCATCGTCCTGTACCTCTTTCTGAATCAGGCCCTCTATCAGCCTGAGTAGTTTTGAGCGACGTTGAAGTACCGACCCGCCATGCTGTTAGGCTGTTCGCGGTTCAGTTTCTCAACCCACTTTTCATTCCCGTACTTCTCGATGAACGCGACCTTCTCGTCACGCGACATCGCATCTACGGGCTTGTTCAGAAGGGCACCGGCACCACCAGCCCCTCCGCCGCTTGCGGAGGCACCACCTCCAGATCCGACACCCGCGTCAAACGCAGGTGCCCACTCGTCCTTGGCAGAAAGGCCCTCAACGAACTCTTCTGCCGACATCGGACCATCCACACCAGAACGGCGACTCACAAGGACATTTCCCTGATCGTCAACCATGCGCGTGAACGTGTTCCCGTTCTCGTCCTCAAGCACTCTCATGTGAGACATGACTTCGCTGAGAAGGAACTTCGACCGCCCCTTGTGCGCCTGGATTCCATCAAGAGCGTCACGCTGTTTCAGAGCGTTGTGCAGCCGATTCGTTTTGTCGGTTGCCAACGACTCCAGTTCCTCGATCTTGCTCTTGTACTTTGACTCGACCTGCTCGAACTGCGCTTTCGCACTCGAAATAGCCGAATCAATCTGTGACTGAACATCCTCCCCCATCCCATCGAGACGGGTTCTCATGTCATTCACACTCTCAGGAGTGATATCACCGAACCTTTCGAGACGAGCCTGGTAATCCTGAACGCGCTTTTTCGCCTCTTTCGACGCGGCACGCTCATTTTCAAGGCTCTGACGGAGACTGACGATGGCCTCATCGTCTCCCTTGACCGCCAACCGGAATCCCGCTTCCGCGTTGTTGGGGTCAATCTGAACGTATGCCTCCCGATAAACTTCGGGCACCTCGTCCAAGTTCTCCACTTTCCGATCCAGTTCCATTCCTATCTCCTTGATGCACCATCTTGCACAGTGGGTTCAACCCCCACTGTGGTTTTGCGAAGGTTTACTCTCCCTCCGGCTCCTCAACAATCGGCTCCACATCCGGCTCCGTGACTGGCTCCGTCGATGCTTCCGCCGCCTTCCTCACTCGCTTCTTCGCCTTCTCTTCCACCCGTTTTCCGTATCGCGGGTATCCCTTCAGTGCTGGTCTGACTGTCGCCATGATCTTTCTCCTTACCCGTCGCTATCGCTCAATTCCGCCGGGTTGTCGTTGATGTTCGATACCGCAGTCGCTTCGTTGTTGGACAATCCCTGCGAACCGCGCCTTTCCTCGTTCCGCATCTTGTGTTCGCGGACCTCGCGGGTCGCCTCCACTTCTGCGTCAATATCCAATCGCTCGCTCACGATTCCACGCTTCTTGCTCTCTGCAAGCAGCGTCTCAGGCGTAATCACGCCGCCAAGGAACATCTTGAGCAGCATCTCCAATTCCGGGCGCTCATCGAGCGAAATCCCGTAATCCTGGAACACCTCGGGGTGCCCCGCCATGTCCAAACCACGGTCGTAGGTGCTCGCTACGCCGTCGTACATCATCGCGTATCCGAACGCCTGCCTCAGACTGTCTCCAAGTCCGATAGAGAATGTCCCGAGTTCGCTCATGGACTCGGCTGCGGAGATGAGGCTGTCCGTCGCGCTGCCGCTGCTGCCGCGATGACCGCGTATCAACAACTCCGTGGACAACGATGCCGCTCGGCTCTCGATATCCAACAAGTGCTGCCGGCCCATCGGAATCGCTCCCTGTCCGCTTGCAGCAATCTCCACCCACTTCACGTCCGAGTCCGGGTCCGGGTTGTAGACCGACAAGGACGACGAGTGCTCTGTCGGAACGTCCTCCTTGCGGAATCCTCGGTAGAACTTCTGCGGAACCCGAGCGTAATGAAGAATCGTCGCCTGCTCGCTTGAACTCTGCCAGTGCTCCACGTTCAACCATGCAAGGTCGAGCAGGGGTGGCGTAGAAGTCATGAAACCGTCGCGTCCCGTGTAAAAGGGAACCAACGGTATCGTCGGCATATTCATCGTCGCGTACTCGTTGATGAGTACCCAGTTCGAGATAGACAACTTCCGCGTCGGGTCCGTCACGTTCGACGCCGGCATCCCGTACACCGTCGAGGCTACGCCCGCTGTCGGCCCTCCCGTGTTCGTGTTCGCAGATGTATCAGCACGCCAGACCTGAACCCGTCCCGGCTCCAATACCCGAATCTGCAACGCGATGGACTGATTCCACGGGTCCGCACTGTCGTCGATGCGAGCTGCCTCAAGCAGACGAACCTGAGTCAGCATCGGTACGCCGCCCTTGTTCTCCCACTTCCACCCAATGATCTGATCGGGCCGGTAATGGATGAAGTACGGGCGAAGCGATAGCCGCCGCTTTTCATCCTTCGACGGATTCGCTACGGGCGATACCGGCATATCGACGTAAATGTACGTGTGCCCGTATGCGAACCCCGTCTCGAAAACATTCCGCGCCCAAACATCCAAGGAGTTCCCCTCCATGTCGATGTTTGTCGCCCACTCCTGAACCCGTGGGTCGGAATCGTCGAGGTTAATCATCCGCGAGAAAGGAAAACCCGTCAGAGCCTTGATTGCACGCTTGTACATCCCGAACAGGAATGTCCGGTCCAATCGCAGCTTGTACTCGTCGTCCGTCTCGCCGGGGAATTGAGGAAGATAGTCCTTGTCGGCTTCTCTCATGGTGGGAGTGCCACCCCAGAGTGCCTTGACCAGATCCCACGTATCCTGCATCTGCGAATATTCGATATTCGGAGAGTCGAGTCCGGTCGTGCGGATCGGGTCTACTTTTGCGACATCAGCCGCGATTGGGATACCCATAGGCTCAGAATACTTAATTATCTGCGTGTTGCGCCAGCAACACGTTAAATTGTCATCCTCAGTGACCCTGCCTTACCTGCTCCCAAGAGTCCTTTGACCCCACAAACCAGGTATCCGGCAGCGTCCACTGCATGGTCCAAACCAAGTGTTTTATCGGGGATTTTCGTGCCCTCTCGCCACGTCTGACCTGCTAATCCCTTGATTAAATGCTTGCAGTTGGGGTGCAGAAAGATGTGACGCGAGCCATCCGCCCCGAACAACAAACCGTTTACCGTGTTAATGCGATCATTGACCGGATACGTTCGGGATGGGGCAATCATGTCCAAACCGTGGTCGCGGATGATGTTGAAGTCTGTCACGCCGACTGCTGCGTTGGTCTGTCTCTTCCGACCCGTGGGGTCTGGATAACAAACCGTGTAGCGCGGCGTGCCGTCCGCGAATCCATACACCTCTACCGCCCTGCGGACGATCTCCTGACACATCTCCGTCGTGTTGGAGTCGTTCAGGGCTATCTCCTCAAGAAAGTGAATCTCGTCCCCGGCACACTGCGCGATGCACGAGTACATAGGCGACACGTTGAAATCCATGCCGACAAGCAACTCCCCGCCCAAATCTACCAAATCGTCCCGAACCGAGTCTTCGTACGAAAAGCCTGTGTAAATCCGCCCCTCAAGGTTCTCGAAACTCGCCTCGTACTCCTGAGCGAAGATGCGCGGGTCTGTCGTCCGCTTTGCCTCGTCAAGTTCCTTCGCCGGGACGTTCCCGCCCTCAAGAGTCGTGAACTGCCACGCCTCCCAATCCGGGCGATACTGAGACTCCATGAATAAATCGTAGAAGTGATTGAACCCCTTCGGAGTTCCACCGAAGATCGCGTGCCCCTGGTTATCCGACAACGCCGGGCGGATGATCTCATCCCAAACCGTCCACTTCATATCCGCGTATTCGTCCATCGCTGCCCATGCGAGTGCGGAACCACGCAGAGAATCCGGGTCATCGGCTCCAACAAGCCGTATCAACGACCCGTTTACGAGCCGGATGGTCAGTTCTGATTCGTTTGGACGCCCTTCGATGATTCCGGGCGGGATGATGCGCTTGAAAACCGGCCACGCGATACGCTTCGCAGCCTTGTACGTCGGTCCAACGTACCAATATTCGCCATCACGGCGCTTTTCTATCGCCTCAATAGTCGTCTCTGAGGCTTCCCAGATGGTTTTGCCCCAGCGCCGGCCAGCGCAGACGATCCTGAATCGCGTATCCCCTCGTTTGGCGAACGGAATCGACTGACACTCCGTCAATCGAATCAGTACGTCACTCGACATCGTTAGTCAGACTCGATTCGTCCCCTTCCAACCCACTCAACAAACGCCGAAATAGCAGCAGCCTGCTGCGTAAGACCCAATCGCTTCGCCCGCTCTTGGAAGTGATACTTCAATGTCGCGTCGATTCGGAACTTGAAGTCCGCGTTCGTGTGAGTATCGGGCTTTTTCGCCTTCTTCTCGGCTATCTCGCCGCCCTGAAGGACCGTGACCTTAGTCTTCGGCATCGGCTGTACCCCGATCTTCCGTCATCGGTCGCTCACCACGGGACCACTTGTCCACAGTCTGCTGCCCGAACCACCGCCATGCGGCTTCAAGGAGCTTCGACTGCGAAGATTGCGTCCCCTTCGCGGCGTTTCCCAACGCCATCTTCACATCACGCGGCAAATAAACTGTCACCGCCTTTCCATTCAGATTCGGCCTCGGCATCTCAACTCCCTATCGTCTGATCCACCGCCACAATCCGCACCGACAACGTACAACGAGTGCAATACACCTGCGTGTACATCGTGTTCTCGTTCTGACCAGGGATCGAGTAAATCACTGGAACGGGCTTCTCTGCGTCCACGGATGCACCGTACACTTGCGCGAAATCATGCCCATCCGCTTCGCAAAGATTCGACGGATTCGACTCTCCACCGGCCTCCGTCGTGGCTCCGGGGCGTCCCCATTGCGTCATAGGATGGAGATATCGCCGGCAATCCCACTGTTTCCGCCGAATGAAGCAGTCTTCGCCGGTCGTTTGGGAGCCAAGGGTTCAGCAGCAGGTTCAAATCCGTCTTCGGATGAAGCCTGTTGGGTCGCTCCGGGGACCGCAGCCTTGTGGGGCAGCGAATCGTTGGTGAATATCGAAACCGCACGCTCGCAAGCCGCGATAAACACCATCGCGTCCGCCTGAGCACGTCTGTCCTTCGGACGTGAATCCCACTTCTCCATAATCTGATCCAGCACCGCCTGATTCATATGTTCCTCCGCTCCTAAAGCCCGCACATCCCAGTACATTCTTCATCAAAAAAGTTCATTTGCCCATGATCTTCGGGAGTGCTCAGATCAACTTCTTCAAGGGGCTTGCAACTACGGTGGATAAATAACCTGCCGTCGTCTTTTGTCGCGTCACGAATCTTAGCGTCGTATGCGACCGCCTCAGCCCAAGACTTAGGGTCGTTATCCTTCATCTCCCTCCACTCCGAGTTAGTATGGAATGGGCAAGTCACGCACGCCGATCTCCCTACCGTCACATCAGGGTAATTTTTACTTAGCCATCGCACGCAATCTTTACGCTTTGTAATTTGTCCGGTGCCAATAGGCGTGTCGCATAGAGGGTATATGTGCTCTAGCCAAATTGCGTCGGACGGCTTCATCCTGACTGCCTCATCAGCCGAAATACCCATCCAGAGGCGCACCGTCTTTGCGGGTATTCGCTGACGTGGCTTATATCCGGCAAGCCTGCGTATTTCTTTTCTGATGGGCTGTATTTTGTAGCGATTCGTGCATTGACGCCTAATCTGACCAGCTTTTCCTGAGTTCAATACAAAGAGTGGCAAATCATGAAAAGCCTTTCCATCACCTAACGTAGCGCCCCAACTCGCTTCACGTAAATCGTTGTGCTTGATTACAACCACAGGCACTTTTGATATTACTTTCAACTGCTCTAAGGCGTCATAAACCGATTGCGGCTCCCATCCAGTGTCCGCAAATACCGCGTAGTCAAGTTCATCTTGATAGCGCAAAAGAACATATGTGGATTGAATACCAGCCCCTAGCGAAAGCACATTCAACGGCTTTTCGGGCGTTCTTTTTACCAACTCAACGGCCACTCAGGAGTTCTCCTACGTAGACTGCCTCTTTGGACAATCAGCTATATGGACACCCATCTTCACGAACTGAGGAGAGCATCCACAAGTTTTCTTCAGTGAAGTCTTTCGCGTGACTGGCGAATGAGCCTCGATAAGATGAGCGTCTGTTGGTCCATCGCCTCCGACATTAATCCTATTTTCGTCACGATGACCCGAGTCGTCTCCGATAGTTGCTGCAAAGCCGTTACCGCGTCCCGTAGAACCTCCCACGGGTCTTCGGCTTCCTGGTCCTCGGTCAATTCGCTCTCTTTGTCTGGATTTTTCATGGCCTACCGCTGGAGCACTTTGAGCAGCCCGTCCTTCATTGTCCCGAGGCTTTTGTTCGCTTCCACCAACTGCGCCTCGATCTTCTTCAAGGTCTGCGACTGTTCTATTGCCAGATCGAACAGTTCTATCTGATAGCGTAACACATGACCGTTCAGACGGGTCAATAGCTTCGCCATGTCCGTCTGCTCGACTTTCGTCTCCGGGTGGGTGAACTGAGACTCCTTTACTGCCGCCTGGATAATCTGCGCCGCTCTTTCTGCCGGGTGATCTTTCTGCATCGTCCTCCCCAAAAACCGCCTCTCGGATCTGTTGCGACCGAGATTTGCCCGTCAGCCGCTTCTGCTCCTCGAACCACTCAAGTTGCGCGTCACTGAACTGTACTAAAACCCGTCTCACAAAACCCCATCAGCGCAGAGCATCCACGCAATCGTGGCTCAGACCGACCCCGAAACGCAGCCAATTCAGCCCCGCTGTCGCCGGCGTAGCGTTGCCAACGCATGAATCCGAATCCGAGTCCGATTCGCTCGGAACCGGCACGCAGCGCGTACTCGATGGCGCGGTGTGATGCACCTCGCAGCCATGAGCAGCACACGCGCCAGAATCGTCCGTACACCACGTTTCCTTCAAAGGCGCCCCATCGCACTGGCAATGCACTTCCGGGCCTCTGTCGTCCGTTAATTGCACGCAGTTGCGACTGTCATGCTCCAATGAGGCGTACTGCGATGAAATCGAAAACGTGCCCTTCGTCCACGAGCAGACATCCCGGCACAACGTCCCCTGTACGTCCTCACTCACGCCCGGACCCGGACCTGCATCGTATGCCACACACGCCGACTCTCTGCCGCTGAGACAGTGGCACTCAAGAAG